TGTACATCTTAGAGTTGAAGGTCAAAAAGGGCATCTTCTGGCACGCGTCGACGACATAGTTCTTTCCGGCACTCAAAGCCAGACCGAAAGAGGTGGTTAACCACTCCCAAGTCTGGTACAAGTGACGGTGTGAATGAGGAATGATAAAGATACCATCATCCCCATTTACCAAGACGAGTTTATGAGCCTCTGGATGCCCGGTCATCGCAAGGACGCAACGAATCACAGCGAGATTCACGAGACACAAGATACCAAAACTGACAGGAGAACCCATCAGTTGGCCATCTTGTTGAATGCCTCGTGCATAGCGACGTGTCCAGCCCTTTTTAGGGGCTTCGACACCTCGAATCTCTTTGTGGAAAACGTTAAACGCCTCGTAACCCGGCAACAGATACTCAGCATCCTCAAGATAAGGAGGAAGCTTCTCGTCAAAGAACTTACGATCATAGTGAACCTCATGACGGCTTAACAGAGTCCGAATAGCACTATAGAGGGATTTCCATTCCTCCTTAGTATCTCCGAACTCAGTCGACATCAAAGCAGCAACATAGGCAGAGCCCTCTTTCGAGAGCCTGTCTGTCGCATCTTTGTAGTCAGCCGAAACGATCGTGTATTGTCGTACGCCATAGATCTGATCCGCACATTGAATCATCTTTTTTATCCGATCCGAACCTGACTCGTCGAGTGCATGACGAGTAAAATGCATGCTTGGGTGTTTCCCAAGGCACGCACTAAAGGCGCGTTGAACAGAGCGACCAAACAGATAGGGGATTGTCTCCCCCATCGTGATCACTCGCACCTTGCAAGGTTCTCGAATCGGAACCGCCTCAGCCTTCACCATGTTGTGCTCCCCACTGAACCAACCTAAGACCCTTTCTTTTAACTCCATAGGAATGGAGAATGCATCCTCCGGCAACTGTTTAAGTTCCGAAGTCTGGTTTGATTCATTTGACCAGTGATGCAAAGAAGGATTCTCAGGATGGGACTCATCCTCATCTACGCAACCTCCCCTCTCTAGCAATCTTAAACTCCTGATTGCAGGTTCATCAAGCTCACTGTATTTCACTGACTTTGTTCTAAGTCGGTGGCGCAGTTCATAAATTGCACTCGCGCGATACGGCTTCGCCTCAATTTGACCTCCCCCCAATTTTCGATTGGTAAGGAAGTGTCCATTGGGACTAGGCTCGTGGAGAAACAGTGGCTCGGGATCCGGTAGTTCATGAAAGATCAAATCCATCGTTTGACGGAAAAGGATCATCCATGGCTCCGGGGGGAGTGTTGACTCGATTCTAGGTTCGCAGAGACGCTTTGCATGTGATTGCATTGCGTTCTTTACGAAAGAGTCGCACACAGTGGGACAACATCGTTTCATCTGCAGGATCGTATTAGCCAGCAACACCCTACGGGCGTTAAAACGGCTTTTATTGAACCAACGACCAAGCAGACGATCGAAAGGCGCCCCCAACAAGAAACAACGTTGGGGGCGAGGCGGTAACACCTGTCCGAGGATCTTCGCGGACAGGAAAGTGGTCTGGGACTTCACAACAGTCTCCATCTCGCCAATTATGTCAAGGACCCAATAGACATAAACGCTCCGATCAATTTGAGTGAAGCAAGCTTCACCAAAAAAGATGGCGAGATTCTCAGCCATGAGCTGGCACATACTCAAGGCCCGGCAGAAGCAACTCAACAACCAACGAGTTGCATCCTGCCGATAGTTTGCGTCTCCTTTGCGGGAAACGTGGGTCACACTTGCCTGTTGGCGCTTCATATACAAATGAAAAGCGTAATCAGACAAGCTAGGCTCACCTTCTTGCGAAGATGACATCCCAGAGAGCTCTGGGAAGCGAACTCCGGTCTTGAGACTTGTTCTCAGTTCATCAAGACGCTCGACTGATCCAAGGCCACGGATCAGACTACTGAGCGCATGGGACGGGGGGGCATGCCCATCCTCGTGCTCAAAGAGTTGTTGTACATACGACTCAAATTTTGGGAGGTGAAATTTCAACCTCCGGCTCTCTCTGAATCGCAGAGAAATGGATTCTATAGTGTCATT